AGAAAGAAGAGAAGCCGACCGCGGAGAAGCCGAACATCCAGGACCGCATCAAGGACCGAGTCAACGACCTGATCGGCGACCTCGAGGAGGTTCTCGACCGGCACTCGCGCGGCGAGATCAAGGAGTTTGACGCCTACGAGTTCTGTCAGAAAGCCGGCATCCCAGCCCAGCACGCCACGAAGATGGCCGCGTACTACGTTGGCATGTACGACGAGCTCGAGCTGGCGATCGAGGGGTCCGACCCGCAGGTGAAAGAGGGGTACTCCTCCTACAGCAAGAAGTGGATCAAGGCCCGTCTCGAGTTCGTCGAGAAGATGATGGCCGACCTCCTGAGGTACTCCGGCAACGCCAAGAAGCTCAGGGCGCCGCGAAAGAAGAAGCCGATGTCGGTCGAGAAGAAGCTGAAGAACTTCAAGTTCAAGGCCGAGGACCAGGAGACGAAGCTGGCGTCGGTACCGCCCGAGCAGATCGTCGGGGCCCAGGAGCTCTGGACCTACAACGTAAAGTACAAGACCCTGTCGGTGTTCCGGGCCATCGACCGCGGCGGCCTCGACATCAAGAGGTCAAGCATCGTCAACTTCGATGAGAAGACCACCATGACCCGCCGGACCGGCAGACAGGCCGAGAAGATCGTCCAGTCGGTACTGAGCGGCGGCAAGGTAGCCCTTCGTAAGGTCATGGACGATCTGAAAGAGGCCGGCCTACAGGACCGCATAAATGAGAATACAATCTTGTTGAGGGTGATCAAGCAATGAAAGAGTACACAGTTCGCTATAGAATTGGCGCATACGATTACGAGTCGGTAGTACGTACTTCGAGTTCGGGTGCTGCCATCCTCTGGGCTGAAGCCATGGGCGGTTATCACGCGTACGTAGTTTCATGGAAAGAAGATGAAGAATGACCTGGGCGCTATTCTTAGACGACATCAGGTTTCCGGAAGATACCCGGAATGTTGGGTGGCGTGACGACTGGATGATCGCTCGTTCTTATGACGATGCCGTCATCCTTATTACTGAGCACGGCGTTCCGGACTTCATCTCGTTCGATCACGACCTCGCTGACGAGCACTACGAGAGCTTCGAGGCGGGCGCGGCCGGCGAGAAGACCGGGTACACTTTCGCTAAGTGGTTCTGTAACCACGTGATGGAGAATGATCTGGCGTTGCCGGATGAGTTCGCCTATTACGTGCACTCCATGAATCCAGTGGGAGCTCAGAACATCCGCAACTACATGGATAGCTTTCTGCGACACTATGGGAAACACAAATGAAATTTGGAATCATCTCTGACCTGCACATGGAGTTCCAGCCCTGGTACCCACCGAAGCTGGAACCGGACGTGTTCTACCTCAATGCGGGTGATACGCACCCCGATAAGCTGATGCGCGACTGGCTCGAGAAGGAGATGGGCGAGAACTACTTCGCGGTCTTGGGCAACCACGACTACTACGGGAACTCGTTCGCCAACGCTGATATAGACTTCCCTGACATAGTGGAGTGGAACGGACTGAAGATCGCCGGCGCCACTCTATGGACTGACATCTCACCTGTTAGGTGGTGGGACTTCAAGGAGTACATGGTCGACGCCCGACAGATCAAGGGCATGAACTACGACCGATACACGAATGTACATGACACTCATCGCAACTTCCTGCTTCAGTCGGATGCCGACATCTGGGTCGTCCATCATCTGCCTTCGTTCCAGTCCATCAGCGAGAAGTGGAAGAACTCCAACGGCAACGACTTCTTTGCCACTGAGCTGTCTAGGCACATCTTAGATATGAAGAAGCCCCCGAAGCTGATCGTGCATGGGCACACTCACGACGCCTGCGATTATATGATTGGTAACACTCGAGTGGTCTGCCACCCTCGTGGATACCCGAACGAGACGGCGCACTACAACGACTATAAACCGCTTATCGTAGAGGTGTAAATATCCATGGAACTATCAATGTTTTCAGGAGTGCCCATGGACAACGTCATCGCCTTTCCAAAAGAGAACAAGAGACTCGACGTCAGTAATACACCGACGTCGCTCGATGAAGTCGCTATGGCCATCGAGAAGATGAAGCTGGACTTCTACCACGACGTTGCCGACAACCTAATGGACCACGTTGTCCAGAGCATCGGGTCTCTGAACTTGGACAGCTCTCACAACGAGGAGATCCACATCAGGGAGGTCGACATCATCCTGATGAGGGAAGTTCTCACGGCGTTCATGTGCAGGCTCGGCGGCGTAAACCATCCCCTGAAGGGACTGGCCGACGCCGTCGTGAAGGACCTGAACGTGGAGGAGGGAAGTATAGACTACAGGGTCACGGTCCCAGGGTCTATTCCTGAGAAGTCTTCAGAGACTTGACGTGGCTCCGGTGGACGCGGACCCAGATGTGTCCGTTGTAGTAGTCGTCGCTGAGTAGGACACCCCTGGTGAACTGCTCGTAGGCTTCCCAGTAGTTACACTCGCCCTTTGAGGCGCACATACGAAGGACCTCGCGCTTGAACGAGGTCCTTTCTTTTTTGTCCACTTCCGCTATGAGGTCCAGGTTAGAGCCGTAGTACTCTTTCCAGTCAGACTCGACGAGAGACCGCTTCTTTTTCTTCTTGACTACCTTGGTCTTCTTGTTCCAGAAGAGCTTCTTCCCGACGTACTTCTTTCCGGTCGTAGTGTCGGTTATCAGGTAGATGAACCCGTAACTGTCCCCGATCAAGTCCGACGTAAGCGGCTTGCCATCGAGCGTCCACGGGTTCTCGTAATCAGAAAGTTCCACCGGTCTGGTCGTCCCAGTCCCGCAGGTCTTCTATGATGTCGTCCTCTTCTGGGTGCTTGTCCCTGTACACCTCGTCGAATATCTCGTCGATCTCCAGGCACTCGTCGAGAGTGTCACAGTCGTGATCCTCGAAGATGTCGATCAGAGCGGAGTATGTCTCCGCCCTGTCGTCTTCGTCCACGATCGTCTCCATGAGAGTCTCGATGATCTCGGTCATTATCTTAGAACCGCTCGACCAACCCATGTGCGTTCCTCCTTAGACTAGGCAACCATCGGCAGTGCCGACGCACGCCGCGGCACCCATGGTATCCACATCTATATACTTCTTCTCCACGAGGCTGTTCTCCCAGTCGACGTCGTCCACGAGGTTCTGCTGGATCTTCTCCCACTTGTGGAGGAGGAACACGTCCTTGAGGCAGTACTCTGCCTGCTTGGCGTCGCCCTTGAAGTAGTTCTCGGCGAACTTCTTGAAGCGGCGGATCCAGTCCTTCTTCAGGAGGAAGTTGGAGTCGTCGCTGCTGATGTCGATGTCCCTGTTCTGGGCGGTCATGCAGGCGACCCAGAGGTTGTCGAACGCCTTGAGCCCGTCGACCACGAGGCCGGAGGCGAACACCGAGCCGGTGCCGTAGGTCTTCACGATCTCCTTGGCGTCGATCACCTTCGTGTTCGGGGCCTGGGCGTAGTCCTTGTCGCCGGTCATGGCGAGGAACGAGATGCCCGCGAAGTTGGCGCGGTTCTCGTAGACGTACTCGGCCACCTCGTCCCAGTCGTCCACGATGACCGTGTTGGACACGTTGTGACGGATGCCCTTGTCGGCGCAGAGCTTCTCGTCAGTACCCGCGTTGACCCAGTGCTTCTGGGCCTTGGCGATGAGCTCGAGGTGCTTGATGCCGATGGTGTCGTCCTTGTACAGCGACCCCTTCTTCGGGACCACCGGGAACGAGATGACGTAGTCGGTCCTGCCCGCGGACCACACCGACTCCTCGACCATGTGCGGGTTCAGCTTCTTGATGAGGCGCGCGACCTCGGTGTCCTTGTTCAGCTGGATGTTGCGGATGTACATCGGCGAGTGGTCCGCGTGGATGCCCGACGCGGTCATAAGAAGGACAGAAGCGTTACCACTAGGTTTAACGCAAGTGGTACGAGCAGCGGGGTTAATACCAATAAGAGCAGCCACAGCCCTATTTGTGGATCGTACTGTGGTGGCTCCGGCCTCGAGGATCTTCTCATCGAACAGCGTCCTTGGGTTGTTCATCCAACCCGTAATGGAGACGCCAAGCAGCGCCTCCCTATCGAAGATGCGCTTGCTCGTCTCGTCCAGGAACTTGAAGTTGGTGTAGCCGGCCTGTAGAGTTCCCAGGATGGACGCCGCCTTGCAGGCCCTCTGGAAAGTCACTTCGTCGGAACACATACCTCCGTTGATCTCAGTCAGGTTGCATCCCTGCCACCCCGACTTGCCGTCGATCTGCGGGTACATCCCGATCTCGACGCATGGATTTGTAGTGTGCTCGGTGGACTCGACGAATACGAAGCCGGGTTCACCGAACTGCTTGATGCTCTGCATCAGCTGCATGAACTGCTCTTTGCTTGTGGTCTTTCGAACGATGACTGCGGAGTTGTTCGAGCGTCCACGCTGCGGATTATCGATGAACCAGTTGCCCGTCTTGGCCTTGGCCATCTCGTCGTCATCGGGCGAGAATAGGCAGATGGTCGCCGATCGACGCACGCCACCCGACAGGACTGCGTCGGCCGCGTGCATCACGGTGTCGTACACGTGGATCGGCTTCATCTTGGCCTCCTTCTCGGACATGAGGACCATGCTGGTCAGGAGGTGCTCGATGCGGTCGAGGGCTCGGCGGAGCGGATCCGGGCCGGGTGCCATGAAGCCACCGGAGATCTTTGCTCCCTTCGGCCTGATCTGGTTCAGGTCGAAGTACACCTTGCGTCCCGCGTACTCCGGGTATTTACCGCCGTCCTTGAAGAAGCTGGACATGAGGACGTCGAGGGCCGTCGCCCATCCCTCGATGGAGTCCTCCACGATGTGGGTCTTGGGCTGCTTGGTGCGCGGCGCGATCACCGGCATCTTCTCGACGTGGTGCTTCTGTACGGAGAAGCCGGCGCCGGCGCCGCAGAGGAGGATGTAGAAGATCTCACCGAAGAACGACGGGCGGTCGGCGTACGACGACGTGCAGTTGTACATCTTCATCTGGTGCTTCAGCAGCTGCTCACCGCCGAACTGGAGGGCGCGCTGGGCACCGAGGACGAGCTTGTCCTTGTACGCGGCCTCGGCGAAGTCGATGGCCTCCTCGAGCTCGGGAGACATCTTGTCTCTATAGAACTCGCGGTGCATGTTCATCACCCGCTCCACCGACTCGTCCCAGGTCTCGTAGCGTCCCTTGTCCTCGTCGAACCTGGAATACGATTCATAGAACTTGGTGTCAGAGAGTAGTTTGCGCGTGTCTGCGTACATATGTAGTTCTCCTTAGATCTTTTTCCAGCGGTTGAATGCGAGTTTGGCCGAGAGGCCGTGGTGAGTAGAATTATGTATAAGATCCAGTATGTTCCTTCGCGTCATACCGGCCATTACCATTTCGTTTATGTCCTTGTAGTTGACTCCCTCGAAGATACATACCCGACGCCCCGCGTCGACGTAGCCTTCTATCTGACGACATATGTCCCGGTTCCTGGGCTCGTTGTCGAACACGTATATGGTGTCCCTCTTCAGCGGAATGGAGCTGAGGTCCGCGCTGCTTCCGGCCAGGGCGATGCAGTTCGGCAGGAACAGCGAATCGATCGGACCCTCGACGACGATGACCTCCCTGTCGAAGTCCACGCGTTCTAGGCCGAACACCTTCGGCGCATCTTCTTGAAACTTGACGGTGACGTATCTCAGGCCGTCCTTTGTCAGGCTCCTGCCGGTGACACCGGTGACGTAGCCGTTCTGGTCAATGAACGGGAGGACGATCCGCCCCTCGTCCCTCTTGAGCGACTCCTCCGAGAACTTGCCCGGCAGGTAGTGATTTACCCACGCGAAGAACTTGGGGCACCAGTAGATGAAGTAGTGCGTCTCCGCGGGAATCTTTCTGTCTACTATGTACCTTTTCGCTCGGTGGTCTTCCGGTAGCTGGGATACTTTTTTCAGGGTCTTGAGCGGCTCGAACTTGTCCTTGCGACGCCTGTCGAACTTCTCGATCTGGTGCTCGAACTTGAGAGTCGGCTTCGCCTCGCCCATCTCCTTGAGGCACTCCATGGTGTACTCTTCGGACAGCACGGGGTCCACCTCCCTGAGGAAGGACTTGAAGCGCATGGACCTGTTGCAGTTGTGGCACTTGAACCACAAATGACCCTTGTGCTCGAAGACGTATCCGCGGGCCTTGGTCTTTGATTTCTTGGAGTCCCCACAGAGGGGACACCTGAAGTTGTACTGGGATTTGTTCAGTCTCTTGAAACGATCGAGCCTGAACGATAGGAGGTTGACGTACTTTTCGTCAAGCCATGTCGAGTTGACTAACTGCATAACCGGTCTTCCTCATTTAAGGGATAGACCCATTATACACTAGCCGTGGAATATTGTAAACAACTTTGAAAGGTCTAATTTAGATGTAAGCAGCACTAAAACTACAGAACCACCGACGATCATCCACTTCCACCTCTCCATCGCGTGCATCCTGGTGGACAGGTCGCTGTAGTGAGCGTCCTCTTTCTTCGCGAGGTCTTCCATCATCGTGATGAGCTTTTTGATTTCTTCGTTCATCTTTTCGACGATCTCTTCGGTCTTCTTTTCCTGTTGAGCCAGTCGCGTCTCATGAACAACAGCTAACTTCTCCAGTGAAGTAGACACGTCAGACAATCTATCGATGGTGGTATCGAACTTGGCGATGAGCTCACTGTACTGGCTCACCTCTTTCTCCAACACCGCCACTTTTCTGGACAGCTGCGGGTCGAAGTTCTGGACCTCTTTTTCGAGAAGAGCGATCTTGGTGTTCAGGTCATTAGTTACCACGATTATTTCTCCAGCTCAGTCCACTCTCTGAATCCCATCAGGGACTTCAGCGCGCTTCTCTTCAGGGGAGCGCTGGGGTCTGTGATGACGACTCGTCTCTTCTTCTGAGGTGGAACGCCCGGTTCTCCCGAACCCGGTTTGCCTGGCTTGTCGACGCCGGCTCCCTCTATGTTGCCGCCCCCGATGGCGTTGGCCGGAGTACCGTCTTCTGTTAAGTCATTCATAGTCCCCTGAGCCTCTTCTCTATCTCGGGATCGACCGGAATACCGGCTGTATAGGTCTGCCTACCGCGAACGTCGACGACGTCCGGGAGTATACTCAAGAATGTCAGGAACGGCTTGATCTGGTGCTCCATTCCCTCGAGTTTCATGAAGAGCATCTTGACCGTCGCGTGGGGACCGAACACGTTGTTCAGTGCGATGATGTGATTCAATATCAGGCGCTCTTTCAAGTCGCCGTGTCTCGCGTACCTGTTCACCAGCCTCTTGATGTACTTGAACCTCTTCAGGTCCTCGTAGAACTCCGAGGTATCATAGCACTGTGGATTGTCATAGTACTTCGCGGCATACAGTAGAAAATTCGAATCGTCAAGGCGCTCATTCATAAAGTATACTTACCAAGAATTAGACGTGGACGTCCTCACCCAGGTGTTCGCCGCCGTGCATATGTAGAGATAGGCGCCGTTGGCAATGATCTGCCCCTGTGTGCCGGCGGCGACGTTGCTGGCCGGAGCAGGACCGACCGTCACGATCCCCTTGAAGAGATTCGTGACGGTGATCTTGTTGGAGGCGGGAATACCCGACGGATCGTGAACGATGTACAGCAGGTCGGAGTTTGCCGCCGACGTGATTGCCGTTAGTTCGGTGATCTTCTTAGTAGTAGCCATGTCTTCCCGCTCTCAGTTTGTTTACGAGGTGATCGTAAGTACGGCGTTGCCAGAGTTGACGTTCGCCGCGCCGGTTGCGCCGACCTGTACGCGATAGATCTTGCCGTTGAGGGACGGCGAGGTGTTCGCGAGGATCGACAGGGTAGCAGTCGTGGAGTTGCTGTAAGATCCGCCGCTGACGTTCGCGAACGAAGATCCACCCCAGATCTGCCACTGGTAGGTGATGGTTGCGCCCGACGGCACCGAGGCAGCGCCAACGCTGATGTTGGTGATGTCGTTGTTGGTCGAGTTACCAGAAACGTTAGCCGGCTGGGTGGTGATCGACAGCATGTAGTCCGGAATGACCGGATCGTCAGAGCCGTCGGAGCCGATGGTCTTCATGGCGACCAGCGTCTCGTTCTGTACGCGACCTGCGCGGCCACCCGAGCCCACCGTGCGGAGGACCCATCCGGCGTGCGTTACCTTGGTATTGGCTCCGGCGCGGAGGGCCTGAGCTTCACCGGCGTCGACGCCGAACTGTCCGACTGTGATGCCGGTGATGAAGGCGTCGGACGAGGTGTTCTGGTAGAGGTTTGCCTGGTTGTCAGTATTCGGAGTCAACTTGACTTGAGTAGTTGCCCAGAGTACTGAATTTGCAGCATCATCGGTATTACCCCAATTAGCCATAGTAGTTACTCCTGTTTGTTGTTATTCTCATTCTTTCATATCACGATGAAATTTTGAACTGCTCTGCAGTATGAAGCTCGCCGTGGTATATGAGACGTCTTCTTCGACGGTCGGTTCTTTCACCGTCTCCTCGATCCCCTTCACGGAGGCCTGAGGCGACTTTCTGGGCGGCTCGGTGAACGTCTTACCGCCGACCACGATCTTGTTTACGTTAACGGCCATCGCGGTAGTACTCCACTAGCTTTCTGGCGAGAAGCCTGAGAGACGACGCGGACTCGTCCACGTCGATGCGGCGCGGCTTGACCTTGTTGATCTTGGCCCTGCGCTCGATCTTCTCCCTGTCGCCCGGCTTGAGCTTCATCTTCTCGTAGGGAGTGCCGGCGACCTGGTCCTTTACTGGAAAGTCGGTCACTTCAGCTTTTCCCTGGCGATGCGGACCGCGTCTTTCATGTACTCCGGCTTGGCGCGCTGGGCGTAGTCGGCGACGGCCTGCGGTGTGTTCTTTCCCTTGGCGATGGCCTCGTCCACGAAGCTGTTCACGCGCTTCTCGTGGGACTGCTGCATCACCTTCGTGATGTCGTTGAGTACGGACTTCGGTCCGTCAAATAGACTGGGCATTACTTGACTCTTCCCTTGTTCTTGTCGTGCATCATTACGTCGTGAACCGTGCTCACGTAGTCGCTCGCCAGAGAGATCTTCGTCTGGATCCAGGCCTCGAGCTGCTCCTCTTCTCCGAGAGAGTCGGCCATCTCTTTGGCCTTCTGCGCGATTGAGAGCAGCTGGGTCTTCGCCATGCCGCCCTCGTAGTCGCGCTCTTCCTTGACGGGCTTCTCTTCCTTCGGGGGCTCCTGCAGCTTGTCAACTGCGGCGTTGACCCTCTTCTGCCAAGCGTCGAGCATCTTCTTGCCCGCCGACTTGCGTGCCTCTATCACCGTATCTTTGATCTGAGACTCTAGTGACTTGTAGGACATGTTACACCTTCAGAGTTGACTTGAGCATCCAGCCGTGCTTGGCGTGGACGTCGATCCTGTCCTGCAGGAAGTTGGCGAGTCCGTAGACTTTCTCCTTCTCTGCCTCGAGGAACGCGGACTTGAGAGACTCCATCACCTTGTCGTTGTCTTCCTTGAGCCTGGCGACCATCGACATGGCCGGCGGGATCGAGGTCTCGTCCTTGACGGTTGCGAGTTGACCGAAGCGCGTGAAAGAGCCCGGCGCGTACGCGTCGAGCGTCCTGATCTGCTCGGCGATGACGTCGACGGCTGCCCAGAGCTCACCGTAGATGTCGCCGAAGAAGGCGTGCAGCTCGTTGAAGTTCGGGCCGGTCACGTTCCAGTGGAACATGTGTGCTTTGAGGTACATGGCGAACGTGTCGGCCAGTACTACCTTCATCTTCTCTTCTAGGACTTCCATTTTATTCCTCTCTCAAAAATTATTTACCAGGCCCTGCAGGACCAGTACTTCGCCTTGGTCTTGGGTCCCGGATCGACGTCGCAGCCGTGACGGGCACGGAACGACTTCCTACGGGCCGGGTTGCTCTTCTTGATCGTCATGTTCGGGTCGCCGAAGTTCACCTTCACGACGTTGCCCTTCTCGTTCTTGACGTAGACGGAGCGCTTCTTCGGCCCGTTCGGCGTGAGGAACGGCTTGTTGAGCTTGACTTTGCGGCCGCCGTGCTCGGCCTCTTCCTTGACGCAGTCGTTGACCATCTTTCCGCTCTTGCCGCGCTTCATGCCGACCTTCTTGTATCCGGCCCAGCACGACTTGCCCGCCTCGAAGATGTAGCCCTCTTCTTCCGGCTCACCCCAGTCCTCGTACTCTTCGTTCTCGACTACGTAGAAAACTTCCTCGGTGAACCCCAGCTCCAGAGACTCGATGAACTCAGAGAAACTCTGGACGTGCTGGATCTCGGTCTCTTCGCCGAACTCGTGGCCCGCTACCCTCTTCATCTGCTTGTTGAACTCCGGCTGTGACGGCTTTTCTTTGTAGAGCTTGATGGAGATCTCGGACCTGTCCTTGCCCTTGATCCTCCACTTGTATCCCTTTTCTTTGTGCTCGGGCTTCGACGTCTTCACGACGCGCCTCGAGTACCCGGCCTCCCAGGACTCGGCCTCGCGGAGGTCCTTATCGGCGCCGTGGTAGGTTCCCTTGCCCTTCGTGACGTACGAGTTGACGCGGGCCATACCCCACTGCTGAGGAGTCGTGCCGGGACGGTGACCCGTCCTCCAGGCCGCGACGCCCCTCCTGTAGACGGCCCTCAGCGTGCTCAGCGGCATGCCAGAAGCCTTGGCCTTCTTAGCCAGTGCGGTGCTGGCCTCTTCGTCGATCTGGATATTCTCTACGTCCATTTCCATCTCTTCTCCAAACTTCTTGTGGTAGGCCCTGGTGTGCTTGGACACCTTGGTCACGGCAGTCGCGTCTCCCGGCGCCGGCTCGTAGGCCGCGGGATCCTTGGTGTCCATCTTGGACGTCCTGGCCCAGTGGGCCTCGCGGGCTCTCTTGGTTGCAGCGGACAGTCCAGAGTGGTATGCCTTTTTCTCTTTCATGACTATTCTCTATATTTATTCTGGAGAGAAACGAACTCGTTAAAAGTCATCAGCCCGCTGGTATCGGGTTCGTAGTGAGCGACGATGCCGCCCTTGCCGCCCTGGGGAACGTAGCCCGACGGACCGGACATCGGGTCGTAGCCGGTCTTACCGGTGTTCGGGTTGATTAGGATGTCGACGCCGTTCTTCATGCGAATGACGTCCTTCGGCATCGTGATCGCAGCCTTCTCCTTGTCGACGTCACCCATCTTGCTGGTCGTCTTCGGGTCGTACGGGGAGAGGCTCGCCTTAGAACTCTTTTCCATGTCTTACCTCTTTACCTTGATGGCACCGGACTCAAGTGCGCCCTTGATCTTTTTCATGTGTCTAGCCGCTTCCTGCTTGCTGAACATCGGTCCCAGGTGTCTATGGAAGGTCTCGACGTCGCCCTTCGCCGCCGCATTTCTCATGTTGGTACCGGACATGCCGTGCGACCTGTCGGTGTCCTCTGGATGATGGATCTGGATGTCGTCGAATTTGCGGCCCTCCATCTCCTTGATCTTACCGGCCTCGAGCGACTTCTTCAGCCCGTGGGCGAAGTCCGCGCGGTCGTGACCGACCAGGATGTGGAGGACCTTGCGTCCACCCTCTGGCAGAGAGTCGTGGGCGGCGCGGACTGTCTCACCGGCAGACTTTACTACGTGAACTGACGGCTTGCTCTTACCGCCCCACTGACGGGACAGGATGTCGCCGCGCTCCTTGGGGGTGTACACGTCCGACTTTGAAGAGATACCCACGTGCTTCGTTCCCGGCAGCTTCGACAGCGATCCGCCGAGGTCCTTGGCGTGTCCCATGTGTGAGATCGGCGAGAAGCCGGTGAGCGGGACTACCGACGCGTGGTGCTCTGGCTCGGCCTCTTCGTTCACGGACCGCTGGACACCCAGCGTCTTTCCCAGATGAGCGATGGCTTTGCTGTGATCTGCGCCCTTCATCTTCTCGACTGAGCTGACGAACTTGTCGTAGATCTGCTGGTGTCTCTCGGCCGGTACGTGCTTCTTTATGAGCTGGGCGATGCCGTGGAACGAGTGAACCTTACTGTGATCGGCCTTTGGGCCGAACAGTGCCGACGATACCTCGTGCGGCTCCGTGATACCCGGATCGTCCTTACCGGAGTCGCGCGGACGGAGACCGTGAGTGATGGAGAACTTGTGAGTGTCGCCGCCGACCGCGTTGAGCAGCACCTTGTGGTGCATTCCCTTGATGCCGAGCTTGCGGTCTTCCCAGTCGGCGCCGTGGAGGAATCGCTCTCCCTCGGTCGGTTCGCCGGTGTTCTTGTCGGTGTGAACGCCCTCGAAGTCGAACTGGTGGTTCTCACCGTTCTCGTGCTTCATGACGGCCGATACCTCGTTGCCGTGCTTCTTGGTGCCAATGACTATGTACTTGCCGATCTTCCTTCCAGGGAAGAGGAACTTACCGAGGTTGTTCTTGTGCTCATGCGAGACCTGGGCGTCGACGTCACCCACGGTGCTGATGTGATTGGCGAACTCGTTGTGGGGGATTCCCTTGGTGTCCATCAGGGACGTCGTAGATCCGGCGTAGGTCCTGCGGTTCATGAGACCGGACTTTTCGTGCCCGAACAGGTGCTCACCCGTCTCCTTGTGATACTGGTCGTGCATGTCGGACAGGGCGCCGTGGATGTCGTCCACTCGTCCCTGTCTGTTCCTGACGGTGATCGGGAACGGGTTAGCGGAACCTCCCTCGACCTTGATGTTGCCACCCTCGGCCAAGAACTCTGAGAACGTCTTAATCATTCGGTAGTGTCCTCTTCTTGAACTGGGCCTGCGCTTCCTTGTCAGCCTTGAACTTGCGGAAGTTGTCGGAGGTCACCTTGAACCTCGGGGCCTCGGAACCCTCTGGCGGGTGGATGACCAGACCCTCGGATCCGCTTCCCCACTTCGGCGAGATGTTCAGAGACCTGACGTGTCTGTCGACCTTGTCGGATACACGCTTCTTGATCTCGTCAAGCTTCGCCTGCTCGGCCATCTTGGCCTCTCTGTTCTTCGGGACGGTGCGGGTGTTGAGAAGGTTGCGATCGATCTTCTTCATCATCTCGCGCTCGTCTGATACGTCCACTGCGCTCGGCGCGGTCTCGATCTTGTCGTCGTCGAAGTTGATCTCCTTGCCGGCGCCGATCTTCTTCAGGTGTTCGACGTCGTGAAACTTGTTCTCTGGCAGCTTGGTGTGGACGACGATCTTACCGACCGATCCAATGTGCGACGGGTCGTACGACGTACCCACGAACTTGACCTCGCCCTTCTTCTCCTCGGACGGACGGCCGTACGGGGTATAGAACAGCTCACCGCGAATCTTGGCGTCGCCGCCGGTCTTCTCTGCGTGAGCCTTGAGGTACTGCATCAGAGTCTTGTTCTTCATCAGCGTCGCATGAGCGTGGTCGAACATGTTAGAGCCTGTGAGGTCCAGCGGCTTCCCGGTCTCCTGCGACCTGCGAGTGGCACGGGCGGCGTAGTCTCCGGGTTGCCTCATCTTCTCGTTACCCGATCCCGACGACTGGGTGTAGAACCCGTCCTTGTCATAGCCCATGATGTGAGTGCTGCCGTCTGTCTTCTCTGTCTTGTGCGTCATGTCGATACGACCGCCCTTGACGAGGTTGTGAAAGTCGTCGTGGTGCATGGTCAGGATGTGAGGGAGACCCTGACGGATTCCCTCCGTGAGCAGCGCGGACTCATTAAGAAACTGAGAAAAGCTCAACATTATTCTTCGACTCCCTTTTTCATAGAGCCGTACTTTGCATTCACCTGCAGACTGGAGAACGATCCGTGAGTGGGTCTGTGCTCGATGGCGGCGACGTGCTTTCCTTCGTGGTCGTACACGTGCATCACGTTATTCTTGACCTTCGTCGAGAAGCTCTTGGCGTTTTTCACGGCGTGCAGGTGCTCGATCTTATCGTGCGGAATCGCCTTGGCGCCCTTGTTAGAAGCCGATACGTAGTCGTACGCCATGTCAGGCTTACCCTTGAGGAGCCTGTGCAGGTGCTCTTTCTGAGTCTTGAGATCTGCGCTTTGGAAAGCAGAAGAGTGATGGTTGGCGACGTCGTTCTGCGCAGCCTGGTTCTTCTTTACGATCTCGGGCTTGTCCCTGACGGCCTTGATCTCTTTTCCGGACATGTTACCTAGACCGGCTCTGTCTTTATGTGCCTTCCACTTTCCCATCAGATTTGTACCGAGGTGCGAGTCGATGGTTCCGGCACCGTTGTTCGAAGCGGTACCTGATCTGGCCTTGAGAGAGGCCCCGTGGAGGAAATTTGACTTTCCCTTCTTGCCCTTGACCACTAGGTCGTGCGGATTGTCGGACCTCGATACCTCGTGGCCGATGTGCTCGTCTATTCCTGAGTGGGTGTGATGGACTTCGTGAATCTTGGAGGCGTCCATTCCATGATTATTTGCCAGACTCTCGATGTAGGCGTGGCCGGAGTCCTGTGCCGCTTTATGTGCCTTGGCGGCTTTATCGGCTGGAAGAGAAGACATCAGTTCCCTGTGTCTGGCCCTCATGACCTTTATCTTCTTTTGATACGACGCGTCTTTATTTGACTTGGCGGCCGTATTGTCGTGAACGTGAAGGACCGTACCGAGCTCATATGCCTCGCCGTACGCCTTGTTGTGCTCGTTGGCTTCATTTAGTATCGACTGTACAAACTGAGAAAAAGAGAACATGGCTCCGCCCTGATTTGATAACGTGTTCTATTTATCGAATCTTAGGGTGGCCACTTGCCGAGGGCCGCGGTGATCCATCTACCAATACAGAAAGGGGAGGACCAGATCCTCCCCTATTTATAGATCTCGCGGCCTCAGGTGTCTCCAAACTTCTTCTTGAGCATCTCGTACTGAGCTCGTTCGTGGTTTAGTTTAACCTTCTTCGTGAGCTCCTCGAGCTCTACTTTTATCGCTATCTCTTCTGCTGTGAGGTATCGCTCACCCCTTAGGATGAGCTCGCCGTTATCCCAGCGCTGTTCTGCGTTAATCCAGACGTCGATATATCCTCTCTGCTTGATAGCCGAGTCTCGTAAGCTGGTGAGACGGTCAATGACGTCATCTATCTGACCATCGAAGTCTTCGATAGACATCATCCTGATAGTCTCCCGAGTCGTCGGTCGCTTGTCCATATTGTTCTCCTAAGTGTCAGAGTGGAGCTTCTGCCAGGCCGAGCCGGGCATGGCGAACCCCTCGCCCGCCAGCATGACGTTCCACATGATGCGCTCCACCTCTCGAGAGGTCTTGGCTCGGTCGAGGTCTCGGAGCAGGTTGTTGTACTTGGTGGACGTCTTCTTCATCTGGAGCTGGCTCTTGGCCAGGGCTCGGGCCTCCTCGAGTGGCATGTTCTCGAGGTTCCGCATCACGTCCATGTCCATCTGCTTCTTCATCAGAGGTCCTCCTCTTCCCATACGTCGTAGTAGCTGGAGTCGGTGTCTATGCAGACGTCGCCGATGTAGATCACGCCGTTCTCGGAGCGGGTCTCGAAGGGCTCTTTGAACTCGATGACCTGACCGCCGCTGGTGAAGTTGCCGACCGCGTCGAGCTCGATGTCCTCCATCCGGACGCAGCCGATCAGGCCGGCGTCCACCGAGTACTTCCGACCGGATTCGTCGGAGTAGGAGCCGTCACCCCACTTGGTGCCGTAGGTGGCGAAGCGGGTGCCGTCCTTCATGACGAACTCACCGTCACGGCAGGTCCGCTCGTCGATGGTGATGTCGCAGAACTCGTCCCAGCGCTCGTGCATGACGTAGCAGAGGTCTCCGACGTAGTAGGTGCCAGCGGGCATGGTCATAGGTGTTCTCCGTTGTGGATCAGGCGAGACGATCGAGAAGAGACTGGCGAAGGCGGGCGCCCTCTCCGTCTTCGAGGGAGTAGAACTGGAGTCCGCGCTCCAGAGCCCCGCGGAGCAGGTCACGGGAGTACTCCTCGGGCTCCCACTGGCACTCGAGCCCGTAGCAGGAGCAGTGAGAAGCCGTCACCCAGAAGTACCGGTCACCCACGCGGTATATCACGTCGGCGTACCCCTCGTAGGCGGGCTGGTCGTAGAGGGCCAAGAGCACCTCGTCGGGCTCGGGCACTTCTACCTGAAACTCGCGGCACACGTCCTGCCAGGATTGAAAGTCACCGTAGTACATCATCGTTCTCCAGTTGTTAGAGCCAGCCGTCTTGATAGTGGCAGGCGACGTAGTCGATGGGAAGAGGGCGCTCGTCGCGCTTGGCGTTCTCCTCCTCGGCGGCCTCTTGAGCGTAGGCCATCTCCTCGGCCTCCCACTCTTCCTGACGCTTGATCTCGTCTTCCATCATCCGACCGAGGAGGTTCAGCTCTGTCTCGAGCTCCTCGTCGGTCATGTCCTTGAGGTTGACGTGACGGGGACGGACTCCGAAGACCTCCTTGTGCATCTCCCAGAACATCGTCTCGTTGTCGTAGCGCTTGAACTGCGCCACTGTGAAGACGCCGATCTCGGCCCAGTGGTCCAGGTCCTCGACCCAGAGCCCGGTCCAGCGATCCGGACCCGCGGCCATCCAAGCGAGCTTCTCGGCGTTCAGTGCGGCGAGGTGTTCTGCAAGTGTCATATTAAAACTCCCATCCACGACGAGTTAATTCGTTCTTGATGATAGATACGTTGTACTGGACTTCAGTCCACAGGCGTTCGTCGTTCAGACGATCACGATCCACACGATCGAAGAAGGCGAGGGTGTCGAAGAGAGCCGCGTCCGAGAAGACGAACCGGATCTTGAACCACTTGACGAACCTACGAACCATATTTTCACGTTCCTTGATCATGATAGAATACTATCACAGTTCCACTAAATTGTCAACCGCTATTAGCGGACGTAGGTGTGGCCCTTGGAGCCGTGGAGCATCCGGAGCCTGAGGGCCCAGATGTCGGCCTTCTTGGTGGTCTTGGGTTCTACCCGGTTGATGGTCCCACCGGACTGGATGTAGTTCTGGACGGCGAGGATGGCGTCGGCGGGGATCTTCTTGGCGGCGTGGTTGATCATTTTAGCTCCGTTCCTTGATTATGATTAAATCTACCACAGTTCTACTAAAATGTACATAAAAAAGTGAGCCAAGACCAAAAAAATATAGTCCAATCAAATCAATGGCTTAGAAAGACCGGCAGAAAGCCTAACAAGATCAATGGCTTAGAGAGCCATTCTGGAGGCCCGTAGATCACTCTGGAGCCGGTACCGGCCTGGATGGTAGGTCTACCCCAGAAACTGAAAAGGGGCGCCGTAGCGCCCCTCCAGATCACCGTGCCAGAAGCTTACGATCCCATACGGTAGTAGAGGACCTCGCGGCCGTTCACGATCCGACGATTCGAGTAGATCCGGAAACCCTCGTTGCGAAGGTCGTGGATGCGCTTCATGACCGAGTCACGCGGGACCTTGGTGTCCGAGGCGATCCGCGAGGCGGTCACGCCGGGGGACTTCGGGCGCTTGGACAGGTAGTTGAAGACGCGATTGATCTGTGCCATACTGTAGTTCTCCATGGTTTGCTTTGACTTGAGAGCTCATTCGCTGCTCTCTACTTTTCCAATATACAACAGGGGGTATTAAATGTACACACCTATTTTCATGGAATTGGCGATCCCTGCAGGACTCGAACCTGCGACACCCTGTTTAGAAGACAGGGACTCTATCCACTGAGCTAAGGGACCTTGTGATACGCGCGCTGGTAGCCGTCGTGCACGCGCTTCATGTACTTCGGGTAGCTGACGTCCAAGAAGTCGACTGCCTTCTTGACGGGCTGGTTTCCGTGGATCGGGTCTGTCCACTGGTAGTCGTCGAATATGATCACCCCGTTCTTCTTCAAGAGGTGAAGGGAGTAGATCCCGTCGTTGACCACGTCGAGCGTGGCGTGGGACCCGTCCACGTATATGATGTCGAACTGCTGGGCGTCCCTGCAGAGCGCCGGGAGGAGGAACCGAGAGTCGGCCTTGATCACTCGCAGCTTTTCTGGCCACTTCGACACGCTGGCGTTGAACTTGAACTTCTCTTCCAGGCTGTACTTCTGCGAGCTGTTGTGCTCGGGGCTTCCCATGAAGGTATCGACACTCATGATCATGCTTTCGGGGTGGTCCATCATGTTGTCGAGCAGCCAGGTCGTGGCCCTCCCCTCGAAGCAGCCGATCTCCAGGATCTTCAGGGGTTCATCGTTCTTCTTATCGGTGTCGATGAAGATGCTCTTCCAGCTCTCGATGTTCCCGCTGAACCAGTCCTCGCTGAACTTGTAGTCCATCAGGCGAAACTTCTCGAGGGCGTTCGGTCGAGTGAGGCCCGCCAAGAGACCGGGATGGTGTCTGAAGTTCTGCTTGTCGGTCACCGCGTCGTGATGGGTGAAGGACTCGCGCTCGCCGATCGCGCAGACCACGTAGGGAGGATCGGTCTCTAAGAAATCTAGATCGTACCTGTTACGGACGCTGATGAGGGCCTCGGTCGGCAGGAGCCTCCGCTCTTTCTCTACCTGATCTAGCAAGAAGCGCGCCGTGTTCGGGGTCATCGCGTACGCGTGAGCTCCCTCGTGACGGCGGATCTTGATGTAGTTATCCGGCATGTCAGGATACTCATAGTCCGCTGCGTAGTCGATGCGCGGACCCAAGTGGAGGATCTGACCGTCGTGCACTTCGAGGTGATTGAAGTTCTCCTTGACGACGCAGTCGTGCTCGAGGACTACGCCGGCCTCGCCGCTCTCCACGATCTTGCGCCAGATCTCGATGTGACCGAGAGCCGCGTTGTACTCCTTGACGTACTGACGGTCGTTATCCTCGATTCCCTCACGACCGATCTTCCATCCGGTCCGTTCGGCGATGTCCTCGATGGTGAGTCCCATGAAGCCCTTGAACATCTCATAGTTCACGCCGTGCTTTTCACAGGACTCTGCGCACTCGAGAGCGTAGGTCTTCGACTTCTCGCTCTCGATGTATAGGATGTATGCCTTACCCAGTTTCATATCTTCTTGATCCCCATTACGTAGTTCTCGGCGGCGTCCTCGTGGTACTGGAGGCTCTTGTCGGCGTAGGACTCGGTCGAGACTATCAGACCGTCCTTGGCGAAGTCGACCTCGTAGACCTTCTTGTCGGTGTCCAAGTAGACGATGGCCTTGAGGTCCATGTCGTCAGACAAGAAAGTAGAAAGCTGTATCCTGCTCATCACTTCATCCTCTTGATTACGAACTTGGCGCCGGCGATCCAGGCGATACCCACGATCACGAACACGAAAGCGACGAGTGCAAACGGGATCCAGATCGGAGCCAGCACCCACCACCAGGACCAGTCGATGTAGTCGGTCAACTTGAGGGTGATGAAGATGAGACCGAGGATGCCGAGGAACCCTGGACCGACGTTCACCGAAACTGAATTCTGATTCTTCATTCTCGTCTCCATATTGAATTGGTGCGCCCGGTAGGACTCGAACCTACACTCAGACAGTTATGAGCTGTCAGCTTCACCTTTAAGCTACAGGCGCTGGTACCCCCTGTCAGATTCGAACTGACCCTGAAACGATTTTAAGTCGTCTTCCTCTACCGCTGGGATAAGGGGGCGATTGGTGGGCGTGTAGGGATTCGAACCCTAGCGAGAACACCGATCTAGTGCTAAAGGGTTTATAAGTCCCTCCGGGCCACCTGGCCACACGCCCGTATCTTATTTGAGGAGAGCTATGCGCTCCTGCATGTAGCGCTTGACGGTCAGGAGCTTGTCCAGCTCACGGAAGGTGAAGTCCTCCGTGGCGTTTTGATTGGCTCGCTCTATGGCGGGGTCCAGGAAGTTGAGGATCTCATAGTTCAACATGGTCACCAGTAGCTGTTTATGAGAGTCAGAGATCTGCATGCCGTCCTCCATAGCCTATACGCCAGTTATACTATATCTACCCTAAACAGTACAACTCTAAATTCATGGAATCACAAAAATGTAGAGCATAAATACCATTGCCTCCAATAGGGAAGAGAACCATGCTCATAAAGGTGTACGGTTCAAGCACTAAGCGCTTGAAAGCGATGGTTCGAGATGCTATAGAGTATGCCGCGGCGAGTTTCTTTGATAAGAGAATCCTACAGAACTTAGAGATCACGATAAAGTTCGACGACAAGCTGATGGCCGAGTCCGGCGACGTGGCCCAGATGGAGTGGATAGACACCCACGTACGGGCCAGGGTCTTCAGCGTGGTGGTCGACAAGAACATCAACGAGTTCCTGACCGTCCTCTGCGTCCTGCACGAGATGGTACACGTCAAGCAGTACGCCAAGGGCGAGCTCTTCCAGTCCATGAAAGACTCCAACCTCCACAAGTGGAACAAGAAGGAGTGGGTCGACGACGGTAAGGTCCCCTACTGGGAGCTCCCGTGGGAGATCGAGGCCCACGGCCGCGAGAAGGGTCTCATGCTGGGGTGGATGAACTCCACCAGCCTGATCTCCGAGGAGGAGAAGCAGAGCTGGCGTGCCAAGTTCATGTTCCCCTAGACCAGCATCTTCAGCTTGTCCTTCAGGGACTCCCTTGTATCCCTGCCCATGTCGGTCCTGTCGAACACCGGTCCCTCGAGGAGGTTCTCCTGGGCACCCTGCTCCACGTCGTAGAACTTCATCTTAGCGCGGTCGACGCCCACGATGAACCTCTTGTTCTTGTTGGGATCGCCGTACCTGTTCTTCAGCTGCTTGACCATGACCTGGTTCATGTCGGCGAGCTCCTCGGTGGAGATCAGGGCGATCATGAAGTCGGCAGTGGCCGGGAGGCCGAAGGACTCGGACGTGTCTGTCAGGTCGACGTCGCTCGACGAGTAGCCGGTACGCGTCGTCTGGGTAGCGGAGATGATCGGCACCCCGAACTCCACTGCCATACCTCTGATCTCCTCGGCGATCGACTTGATCAGGGTGTACGAGTTGACCTGTGACCCGGCCTTGATGCGCGAGCTCGAGCAGATGTTCAGGTAGTCGATGTAGATCACGTCGGGCACGAAGTTCTTCTTCAGGGCCAGCTCGTTCAGCAGGGACCTGAAGTGGTGCGTGGATGCCGAGGCGGTCGGGTACTCCTTGATGATGAGCTTGCCGACTGTCATCTCCTTCAGCTTGTTCACCTTCTTCCTGTAGGTCTCGCGCGGCAGAGTCGTGAGCTCGTCCAGGTTGGTGTTGAGCAGGTTCGCGTCGATCCTCTTGGCGATCTCCTGCTCGGCCATTTCCATGGTGATGTAGAGGACGTTCTTACCCAGTACCAGGTTACCCGCGGCGCAGTGGCACATGAACATGGTCTTACCGACGCCGGTACCCGCCAGGATGATGTTCAGGGTCTTCCTGGGGATGCCGCCGTTCGTGATCTCGTTCATGTACGCCAGGTCGAACGGCAGGCGAGCTTCCTTCTTGTGATAGAAGTCGTACCGCGAGTCCGTGTCCTCGAGGTAGTCGTGGCCGACGCTCGTGTCGAACGTGACGGCTAGGGCCTCCTGCAGGATGTGGGGGATGGCTCCCTTGTCGACGCCCTTAGTGCTGCCGTCCATGATCTGGATCGACTTCGACACCGCGTTGTAGAGCGCCTTGTCTTGACAGAACTTCTCCGTGTTCTGTACCAGCCACTCCATACCGGACTCGTCCCGCTTGAGGTTCTCGATGACGCCCCGAGTTCCCTTGAAGGCGATCTCGTTCAGACCGCTCGAGTTCTCGAGCTCGATCAACAGTGCCTCCTTGGAGGGGAGCCCGTTAAACTTGTTGACGTACTCCGACACGAGCTTGTACGTCAGGCGATGAGAGCCGTCGCCGAAGTACTCCTCGCGTAGGAACGGGAGAACTTTCCTGGCGTACTCTTCGTTGTGCGCCAGGTTAGAGAGGATTACCTCTTCGATCATTTATTACTCCTCGTCGGAATCGAGAATTGCGCCCTTGCCGGTCAAGCTGTACTTATCCCGGATGTAGTCGGTAAGAGTGGTCTCCTTCAAGATTTTTATCCAGAAGTCCTTGTTGTCCTCGATGTCCTTCAGGCGCATCTTGTCGCCGATGAGCTCGCCGGTCTCGGGGTCCGACTGCTGGTACCAGCCGTTGCTGGGCTTGGAGACGATCTTGGCCTCGAGCGCCAGGTCGAGCAGACCGGACCACTTCTTGATGCCGCCGTTGAAAGAGACGGTGATGGGGATCTTGCTCTTCTCGCGGACGAAGCGCGACTTCTCGACGTTGATCACGAAGTTGTAGCCCGTGATGCCATCGCTGTCCTTCTCCTGCTGACGACCCAGGATCCAGATCGTGTTGGCCGAGTAGTAGATGCCGGTGCCGCCCGAGACGATGTCGCGCGGGTACATGGCGAGTTCCTTGTAGGTGTGGTTGATCACGACCAGCGGGATGTCCTTCATGGTCAGGTGGGGAGTGACCATACGGAACAGCGACTTGAGCGCCTTGGCGCGGGACATGTCGGCGACCGACTTACCCTCGAGCGCGTCGTCGACTTCCTTCTTCGAGGCGAGGTTGCCCACGGAGTCGATGACGATCAGGACTTCGTCCTTGCGGTCGAGCTCGTTGAGCTGCTTCATGATGTCGAACTTTAGCTCTTCCACGTCGGTGATCGGCGTGTGGACGACTCGTTCCAGGGGAATACCGAAGGTCTCGAAGTACGACTGGGGAGTACCGAACTCTGAGTCGTAGAACAGGATGACGCCGTCCTTGTACTTCTTTAGGAACGACGCGGCCATCAACAGAGAGAAACCGGTCTTGAAGTGCTTGGACGGACCGGCGAGGACCGTGAGGCCGGGAGTCAACCCGCCGTCCATTGAGCCGGAAAGGGCGACGTTGATCATGGGAACCGACGTCGGGATCATGTCCGACTTGCCGTAGACCTTGCTGTCGTCCAGCGTCGCGGTCTCCTTGATGCTCGAGTTCTTTATGAGTTTATCTATCAGCGACATGTGTCCTCACATCCTTAGATTTGCTATCTGCGATTTGTCTATCTCTATAGTACTATGTTTCTTCTTACGTGTAAACTTCTTTTTTGATTGCTTCGACTTTGTTTTAGTGGAAAGGCCGATGTTGGCCGCGATCAGTAGAACCACCGCGAGAGGGTCGAACACCAGGACCAAGAGCACTATCACCAGCCTCACGGCCCTCTCGAGAGTGTCGGTATCGGCGTCGTCGTATATCATGGCGGCCACATACTTCAGGGGTCCGACCTCGGCCTCTAGCTTCTTGACTCTCGTCTCCGCGGTTATCTTCTCTGTCTTGAGGGCGGCCATCTCGTCTATGAGAGAGTCCTTCTTGGCGATGAGCTCGTCTCTGGCGACCTTCTGCTGCTTTATCGCCTGCAGGGAGGACTTGGTCTGTCCCTTCTCGGTCATCTTAGCGACGTTGTCGTCGATCTGAGAGACCTGCTTGTCGACGTCGTCTATCTGCTGCTGCTGGTACTCTATCTTGGAGTCCAGTATCTGGACTGTCTCCGCGTCGCCCGTGCTGGCGATGAGCTGCTGCTCTATGTGAGCCCTGGATAGAAAGCCGAATATACCGAGACTGGTTATGAGCATGAGCAGGGCGACCGCCGCCGTCAGGTACGCCTTGATCAGACCGGAGGTCGAGTGCCAGTTCCTGTACAGCCAGGAAGCGGTGACGAGCTTGCCGACCTCCAGGACAGAACCCATGATGATGACGGGCCAGAAAGCTCCGGCGAATATGACCGTGAGTCCGATGATGGAGAAGTAGCCGGCGACCACTGAGATCGCCAGCGCCACGAGCAGGGCCAGGTAGTTGATCACGAGTCCACTACGTCCTTCAGCTTCTGCTTGAACTGTGCGATCTTCTTCTGGCGATCCGGCCAGTAGATGTAGCTCTTGTCCGGGTCCTTCGCCAGGTTGTCGAGGAGCGGCACGATCATGTTGTACATCTTCTTCAGCTTCTCGTTGACGGCCGCCCCGAGCTGCTCGTTCACCATCGCCTGCTGTGCCAGCGTCTGGGCCTTTGCCTCGAGCTCCTTGATGGAGTCGAGCTCCTTCTCGTCCACGGCGCTGAAGCCGAAGTCGAAGTTGTCGTCTATGTTGGTGTTGACTTTACTCATCCGAAGAATCCCTCTAGGGTGGAAGGCTCTCCCTCTAGGTTCCAGCCGAGGACGTCCGTGATGGACTTGATCGGGTCGAGGAATGCCTTGTTGAACTGAAGATCGTAGTCTATATACTCGGTCAACTTGAACTCGGGAGGCAGCTCGCCGGGAGAGGCGAAGACGTTGTGGTGAACCGGGTTCGGCCTCTTGAGGTAGCAGAACTTGATCTTCTCCTCGTCGCTGATGAGCTTGTACTTGTTGGTAAGGTTCTTCGACTTCAGCATCTCGTTGTAGACGAGCGACGCGCGTACCTGGATGGGCAGCGACTTGTCGGTGAGAGAGTACCTCATGGGCACGTTGTTGCCGTTGATGTTCCTGAAGTAGGTCAGCTTTACTCCTCGAGGGAACGCGACTTCCTCGAACGACATCTTGTACCAGGACTCGCGGAACTCCTCGATGAAGTCGATGAGCGGCTCCTTGCCGCCGGTCATGAGGATGACCAGGGCCTTCTTGATGCTCTCACGGCAGACCTTGGGAGTCGACGACCTCACGGCCTCGATGCCCACCATCTTCATCTTGGGTGTAGTGTAGGCCACGCCCTCTTCGTTGTGGACGTGCATGACGTAGTGCTTCTTGCCGGTCCATACGCCCTTGTCGGCGATGGACTCGCGCTTCATGTGCATCTTTTGTTGATACGCATTAACATAAACGCCAAGTTCATCGTAGCACTTTGCAATAAAAGGTTCGATCTTATTCTGACAAGCCTTATCCAGGAAGGCGACGATTTCTGCTGTATCAGCAGATTTACGCCTCTCAGCAAAAACGTGCTCGACAAGTCCAGACATATCAATGTACATCGAGTCAGTATCGATCGCAATGACATAGTCCTTCTCCGTTTTTAGTAGTTCGTTGAGGTAGCCGTTGATCTTCTTCTCGATCCACTTGATGGAGAGCTGACCGGCGGTGGTGATGGCCTCCGCGTTCTCCACGGAGAACCACCTGAAGTACTTATTCGCGAGAGCACCGTAGGCTGAGTTCAACTGGATCTTTTTTGCAAGCTGCAGGTTGTGGTACGCGGAGATCTTCTTTCCCCACTCGGGGTCCTTGGTCTCCTCGAACTTCTTCTTCGCCTCGATCATCAGCTTCTTGTACTTGGCTCGGTCGTTGAACATCTTCTCCATGAGGGCAGGGAAGAATCCCTGGGCGTCGCGAGAGTACAGGGACGAGTTCGGACAGACTGTCATGTTGTTGTCGACCAATCCGGCCCTGACCTCGTCGTACGCGCCGCGAACGACTTCGTCGACTGTGAACTGGTTCTGCATCTTGCCGCGATAGGTCTCAGGGGAGATGTTGTACTGCATGATCAGGTGAGGGTACAGGGAGGTCAAGTCGAAGGACACCACCCACTCGTGCATGCCCACCAGCGGGTCCTTGACGTAGCCGCCAACAATGTCCACGATCTTGTCGCCGGGACGGGCTGACGGCGGGATGACGATCTTCTTTTCTAAGAGGTAGTTGTTGATGATCGTGTCCCAGGGACGGACGGTCGCCATCGTGTCCACGTAGTTGACCTTGGCGTCGTAGGCCATGGCCATCACCTGCTCGATGAAGCGGTGCTTGTCCTCGAGCTTGAAGACGAGGTTCACGTCGTGGATGTTGTACTCGATGAAGCGCTGGTGGTCGCGCCTGTAGAACTCATCGAGGCTCCCGAACTCGGTGTAGTCCAGCTTCTTCTCGCCGAGGTCCTTCTCTGCGATGAAGTTGAGGGCGTACGACTCCTGGTTGGAGAACGAGAACTTCTTGTACAGTCGCATGTAGTCCAGGACCGCGATGCCCACTGGGAATCCAACGGTGATCAGGCGACCGTTGATCTCGATCTCTCGGTCGTCCAGCATCTTCCAGGGAGAGAGCTCCTTGGCCCTTTCCTCGCCCAGCAGGCGCTTGATACGGTTGACGATGTAGGGAAGGTCGAAGCCCTCGATGTTCCAGCCCGTGAGCACGTCGGGAGAGTAGGTGCGCGAGTCCCAGAGCTCCAGGAACTTCTCCAGCAGCTCGTGCTCCCCGTCGCACCTGTGGTACGTGATCTTCTCTGCGTGCGGGGTGTAGTCCTTCAGACCGAGCGCCACGATGCTCGAGCCGCGACGCATGGTGATCGCCGTGATGGCCTTGTCGGCCTGCGCGATGTTGGGAAACCCGTTGGAGGAGTCGGTCTCGATGTCGAGGCAGACGACCGCGACCAGGCTCGGGTCGTGATCGATGTGACCGGGGTACTCCTCGTTGATGCAGCAGTAGGCGAAGTTGGTAGACCCGAAGACCTCTTTGCCCTCCACTCCCTCGTACTGCTTGATGTAGTTTCTGGCGTCCCTGATGGTGTCGAACTTGATGGGGTACACCGGCTTCCCGTCGAGCGTACGGTACTCCGTCTTCATCTTCACCTCGCCGCTGCGCTTCACGTACAGCGTCGGCTCATAGCTCAGCTTCTTCTGTACGCGGTTGCCGAACTCGTAGCCGCGGAGCAGGACCTTGCTGCCGTACTGGTGAAAGGAAGTATAGAATTGCATGTAATCTCCTAGCTGAGGATTCGTAGACAGTAGAACCACGAGTGGTCCATGAGACACTCGCTCCAAGTCGTATATTCAAAGTACACTATACCACATAGCAAGAATAGAATAAACAAGATAATTGCGTAGTACTTCATTTGGTCCAGTCCATCTCTTCCCAGTTGCAGTTCTCTAAGAGCTCTACGTGGTCGGGATGCGCCTTCTTCATCATCTCATACGCTTCCGCGTTAGACATTCTGAGACCATAAGAAGAGACTGGACACACGTACACTGAGCCAGAATGTCCATAGAACTTCCACACGTCAAGTGCGATGTCGTACTCGCACTTCTCGACGCCGCTGTTGAGGCGCCAACTCGTACCGTTGATGTAAGAGCCACCCCATCCACCCAACACCTTGTAGAACACCTGCTCTCTGTAGGTCATCTTCAGCATGACCCAGCAGTCCGGATTGTACTCAGTCATACCTTACCTTTCAGCCAAGTAGGCAGTTCCCAGTCGAGCCACGCCTTGCGCTCGATGATCCTGATAGTTCCCCTGTTCGGTACTCCGTACCAGTCCTCTCCGCGCTCTATCCACATCTCCCTGTCCCACTTGGACTTGGGTGGATTGTCGAGCTTGCCGTCTGTGTAGGTCACTACTGGGATGTCGCGGGTCTTTCCAAATATCGTGTAGGGAGCTCTGAATGACATTCTATAGATCCTTTGTCGGTATAGCCTGATTATACCTGGTCGACAAGAGAAAGTAAACAAAAAAGAGGGAGATCGCTCCCCCTCTTTTCATGGTCATCGTGGTTGACTTAGCCAGTCCCACTCTTCTTCATTATATGGTATCACCACGACCTCCTGTTCTGTCGCTCGTCCCACTGTCTCATCATGTACTCGAGCTGGTTGATGTCCTTTGCCTCACTGAGATAGTCCATCATGAGCTCTTGGTCGCTCATCGGACGAAGGCGACTCAAGAAGTTCTTTATCCTCTTCATATTACTTCTCGTACTCCGAGAGGAACTGCTTCGTGGACTCCGAGGTCACCGAGTCGGTGATCTGGTCGTTCACGGCCGATGCCTTGTCGGTGATGTCGATCTTCTTCGGCTTCTTGTGCTCGGGGATGATGTTCTCGAGCCACACCTTCAGCATGCCGTTGATGAGCTCGGCGTTCTTGATCTCGATGGTGTCGGCCAGGGTGAACTGACGGGTGAACGCGCGGTCGGCGATCCCCTTGTACAGGTACGTCTGGTCCAGGCCGTCCTTGGTGACGGAGTCGAGGGTGGTGTGTCCCTTGATGGAGAGGACGCCGTCCTTGAGCTCCATCTCGAGGTCCTGCTTGCCGAAGCCGGCCACGGCCAGCTCGATCACGTACTTGTTGTCCGCGACCTTCTTGATGTTGTAGGGAGGATAGGAGGGCATCGACTTCTGGATCGTGCGGGTCACGTTCTCGAGGTTACGGAAGGCCTCGTCGAATCCGACAGTCGTGGGGAGGAGGGTCTTGGCGAAAGAAAACGGGTCGTTGAGAGTCATGTGTTACTCCTGTTTAAGCGAGTTGAATGTTGGCACCCCATTAGGCGGTGCATCAGCCGGGTACGCAGTACTCTGATCCCGGCTAATCTTATATAGGCGTCCTAGCCCAAAGTGTCAACTACTTTAGTGACAGCTTCTTGTCCAGTCTTGCCTTGGAATATGCGCTGAGCTTGTCGAGGTAGCCCTGGTTCCTGAGCTCCTTGTAGACGAGGTTCTCGAAGGAGAACTCCCCGCCCTTGGAGATCGCGGCGTTCCTCATGGTCCACAGCTTCGTCTTCATCGCGTCCACGGCCGACTGGCTCATCTTGTGCTTGATGATGTCGTCGATCAGGTCCATGTAGTGCTGGACCTTCTGCTTCAGCCTCGGGTCGTTCTTGAAGTCGATGCCGGTCTCGAACACCGGCTCCTGGAGCCATACGTCCTTCTTGAGAGAGTAGACGCCCTGACCCTTCGGGAACTTGGCGTCCTTGTCTTGGGCGTACGGCTCGAGGGGATAGCCGAGTACCTTGACGTCGTGGGTGAGGGTCCAGAGCTGCTTCTTCGCCATCATCTGGTCGTCGAGCTTGGCGCCGAACATTGTCAGCTTGCTCCTGTCCACGAGGAGGTGGACGTCCAGGTCGGAGAAGGGAGTGTAGTTGTAGTTGGCGTTGCCACCTGTCAGGATGACGTCGGTCACTGCAGAGTTGGGGATACCGGCGAACACCTGCCACGTCTTCGCGAACTGGAGCAGCTTCTGCCTCAGCTCGGGACGGATCTTGTTGTTGAGCTGCCAGATCTTCTGGTTCAGGTTCGGGTGGTACTGGAGCTTGATCTTGACGTCTTCTTGCATGTGAGTCCCCTTCATTGAGACTATTTATGCAACGCTGTTACCCCATAGGGCATCGAGGAACGGGAACTCCTTCATCAGGACTTCCTTGCAGGCCTCGGCCACCTCACGGTGCTCTTTCTGAGTACCGTTTCCCGTGCGTAGATCAACGTAGTGGATCCACGAGCGGAGGGTCCCGTTCATGTACATGCGGCTCATGGTAAGACCTTCAGGCAGGACCACTCGGGCCTGCTCCTTGGCGATGCCGTTCTCTATAGCCCACTTATAGGCTTCTTCTGCGTCCAAGAGAAGGTTCAGTTGGATGTCATCCCACAGTCCCTGCAGTTCTTCGTCGTCCACTTCGATGCTGTTCTGACGGTTCTTGGTATCCTGCAAGCGTGCTTCTCTGGGAGGGTGCATCTCTGTCACCTCTGCATATCGTTGAGAGAACTCCTGGAAAGAGAAGCTGCGATGACGGAGGATCTGACGGGCGATGTCTCGTGTCGTCTCGATCTCCATGACCACGTTCACCATCTCGAACGGCGACCAGTGCTGGTGCTTGATCATGTAGGAGAGCAGCTTGTCGGCCGTGCCTGTGTTGTGCTGGTTGTTCGGGTTCGAGACTCGGGCGCAGTAGGCCACTAGGTCCTCCGCGGTGTGAATCTCTCCCATGACTGCGAATCCGACCGGCTTCGTGATTCCGACGAGCTTGACTTTCATTAGTATCCTCCACAGACGGTCTGAGGGATGTTCTCCCACTCTTGATAGACGACGTTCCAGCGACGCTCGAAGATGGTCGTGCACTGAGCGCCAGGCTGGTCATAGTAGTAGTACGAACCCCCGCCGCCACCGCCGATGGCGCCACCCACGGCCAGCCCACCGAGGAACCCGCCGAAGGCGTACCACCCGTTATCGTCGTTCTCGTACTTATAGTTGTAGTTGTAGACGCGCCTGTTGTTGTACACGCGGTTGTTGTTGAAGCTATTTCTGTTGTTGTTGAAGTTGTTCTTCCAGCGCTTGGGCTTGTGGTACTGGCCGTGATTCGGCTTGTTGTAGCCGCCGTTCTTGCGGGGCTTGTCGCCGGCCTCGGCCTGAGACGCCGTCAAGAACGTGGCCGCCAGGAGGGCCAAGAGAATCCTATTCATCTTTGAAATTCCTGTCCTTGTAGAGGTCCACGTACTTCTTCCACGCGTTCTTGAAGGTCTTGTGCTCTTCATACAGCATGTAGTTGGACAGGACTCGATCGATCGCCTGCATGAGCATGAGGTCGTGTTCGAGGTCCCTCTGCTCGTATTCCTCTAAGTCAGACCTGTCCATGAGGCTCGCGACGTCCTTGGCCAGGTAGCCGTAGTCGGCACAGAGAGCGTCGACGATGGCGTCGGTGAGTTGATCGGAATTGAGCTCTACTCTGACGGTTCCCTTGATGATCATTTCATACCTTCTTTCCAATGTATCGCGGATCTGTGCCGGCAGTAACATATTGCACGGCACCCTTGTTGTAGGCAGGAGCCAGGCAGGTCTTCTTGCGCTCGATCTCTTTGATCGTGGCGGCAGACTCTTCCTTGTCCTTCTTCCATTTATAGTCCTCCACGGAGCGCTTGAAGCCGCCACCTCCGGGGATGCGATCGGAGGTCACTCGCGTGTAGCTGTACTTAGGCAGCTCCGCGGTCCTCTCGATGCGCATCCCCGGCGTGTATCCGAGGGACTCGAGGTACTTCATGTGCTCCTCGCGGGCGCGCTGGGCCTTGACGCCGAGCGGCTTGCGCTTCGAGGAGTTCTTGACGTAGAGGATGGATCCCATCACTTCACCGGGACGAAGTTGTAGCGCTCGGAGACGTAGACGTCGACGCGCTGGGCGTGCTCAAGCTTGATCTCTTGAGCAGAGTAACGCTTGAGCGGACCGCCGACACGGTAGAGCTTGGCATTGGGGTTGTCCTTACCGAGACGGCCGCGAATGCGGATGAAGGCGCGCTTACGGACCTCGACCGTGCCAGACCAGCTGTAGGTCCGGTACTCGGGAGCCTCGATCTCGTTGACTCGGCGCTGGGCGTTGAAGGCCTTGATCGTGCGCTTGATGTTCGCGATGATCTGGGGGAGCTTGGGATCGTTGGTCATGAAGGTGCCGACGTAGTCAGAAGAGCGCTTGGTCATGTGTGTGTTCCTCATTATGTCAGATCTTACCACAGGTCGAGAAAAATGTCAACCTGCAACTTCACCGGTCTCGAGCTTCTCGAGGAGCTGCTTCAGGGACCGGAGACCCTGCTGGTAGCCACGGCCGAAGTCGGAGTCGACCTTGGGCTTCATGGCGCCCTCCAGGTAGTTCTTCACGTAGTCGTAGAGCTGTTCCTTGGTCATGCTGGTTTCCCTTTCCATTATGTCTAATCTACCACGGTTCTCATAAAATGTCAAGGGTTCATTTGGCGATGACCCCTTCAAGGTAGAAGTCGAGTTCGTCGGAGTCGCAGTAGGAGGAGAGGAAGTTCCTGATGTTGTCGAGGGAGTCGGTGATGAAGGTGATCTCAGGATTTCCACCGCCGGGGCCGAGGGGGAGGTAATGGGAGATGGAGAGGTTGTAGCGGGTGAGGGTGTCGTCGAGGTCCCCGAGGGTGGTGTCAGAGGCGATGTCGAGGGTGATGGAATAGGTCATGTCGTTCTCCTTGATCATGATTAAATCTACCACGGTTCTCATAAAAAGTACACAAAAAAGTGAGCCGGAGCCCACTTTTTTAGTCTAATAAGATCAATGGCTTAGGAGAAAGGCAGGCCGGAGACCATTCCCATGATGGCCCTCTTGATCCCCTTGGTGGGCTGCTCCTGCTTGGAGGCCAGGAAGCTGGGGAAGATGGTGGTTACCCCCACGGATCGAGGGATCACGGTTTCCCTGGGAGTCCTGATGACGAAGTCCCCTCCCTCGTAGTCGTCGTTCAGGAACGTGTGGAGGCTTAGCTTGCTGGTCTCCCTGCCCCAGTTGTTCAGGTCCATGGACCAGTCCATCCACTGGGATCGGTCGAACTCGACGTAGTAGAGGGCCGAGATGTTCTGGATCTTGAACCCGTAGTTGTTGACGTTCGAGTCGAGAACCGCGCCGGTGATGTTCTCGTAGATGTTCGGCCAGATGTCCGGCTCTATCAGGCGATACGAGTAGAAGAACGAGTTCGTCGAGTAGCCGCTCATGTCCGCCGACTTGAACGCGTCCACGATCTTCCTGCACTCCTCGTCCTCGAACGTCCTGGCGTGGCTGAGGGGACGGATCCTCTTGTCGGGGAGGAGCTTCCAGGTCATTTCAGGTACAGCGACGTGTAGTCCGCCATGCCGTCCCCTATGTGATTCAGACCGTGTTCGCGGTCTAGGTACTTCCACTCGATCTTCTTGGGATTGAACTCGGACAGGGCGGCGAACACCTTCTTCGGATCCAGCGGTCCGCAGGTGTAGACGTCGAACTGCATGAGACCGGGAGAGGTCTCGTCCCACACGTGCATGGCGACGTGGCTGGTCTCGATGATGCAGACGCCGGTCATGCCGCGGTTGCCGTCGACGTCGAGGTAGGTGACGTGCGGTCCGTTGAGGATCTTCATGCCGATGTCGGTTATCAGCTTCCGGAACCAGTCGTGCATGTAGCCGACGTGCGAGGAACTGGGTGGGTTGAGGACCTCTGCCCTCACTATAAGGTGCTTGTGCTCCAGCATGTCAAGATGATCCTCCTATGAGAACTTGTTGTCTAGCTTCTCTTCGTTTGTGACGACGACCATCATGTTGTCCTCGTCAAGAAAAAAGACCGGCGTCAGGCCGGCCAGTCTGTACTGCTCCGCGATGTCCAGGGCCGTATGGAAGGAGTTATCCGGTCCGCTCAGGATCGCCGCCTTCCTTATCAGGTCCTCGTTCACCCTCTCCATGTTCTCGTAAGTACTCGTCATAGATTCCCTCCATGAACTGCCTATAGAGATCTGGTGACTTCATCAGGAACTGGGCGTAGAACCTTCCCATGTCCCGAGCGTGTTCGAACATGAACCGCTTCATAGTGTCTTCAGTATATTTATAGCTGAACATCGTCGGTGTCCTCCTGTAGTGCCCTTCTCTCCTGCATCGTCAGTCTGTCCTTGCCCTTGTGAAAGGCCGAGTGTCTGGGATTGCGGCACATGTGACAGGAGCAGACCTGTCGGTTCTCAGCGATCTTGCGCTGGTGCTTCGCCTTCTCGTCCTCGGTCCACCCGAACTTGTAGAGGACAAAGTCCTTAACTCGCTCGAGCATCCTCTTGTGATGGTGCCTTCTCTCCGCTCTTGTCTTCATAGGGTCTCTCCTCCACCGTCGTGGTTCGAACCATTCTTCCCGAGCTGTTGCAGTAGCGACAGTCGTGACGTACCGAGTCGTACTCGCCCCTGTGATAGTTTACCAGCTTCTCTTCGAATACGTGGCCGCGGCCCTCACAGGTCTTACAGACGACGATCTCCCACGTCACCTTCTTCTGGTTCAGGCGCTGCCACCCCATCAGTTGAAGCCCAGAGCCGCGAGCACGGCGAGCGTCAAGAAGAACGTCGCCCTCGGATAGTTTCCTTTGTTCTGATCTATGGCGGCCACGATCATCGCGCCGATGAACACCATAAAGTTGATGACTGCTAGAATTTCAGTGACTATTTCCATGTTCAATCCCACAGGTTCTGATAGTACTTGCCGAACAGGCGAAGGCCGAGGTTGACCCTCTCCTGGTATGCCCTGTGGAGCTCGGGATCGTACTTTCCCAGCTCTCGAGCCTCCTTCTCGGTGAGGAGGTATGTCGTCTCACCCGTACTCGAGTCGGTCCAGGACATGTGCTCCGGCACTTCGTCCGGTCCGTAGGGGACGTAGTAGTGACTGCGCCCCTCGTCGAGATCCGCGCACTGCTCCATAGACCAGATCATCTGATCGAGTACCCAGGCCCAGCGCTCGTGCACGTCTTCGTGCTCGTCGTCCTCGCCGTCTGAGCCCTTCTTCTTTTTCTTGCTCTTCTTCTTGACCATGTGAGGGACGTCCTCGTCGTCCACCCAGGGAGAGCCGTGCTTGGTCTCCCTGAGCTGCTTGAGCATGGGGACGATGATCAGCGACAGGGTGTAGTCCATCGACCAGGTGTCGCAGGGGTCGATGCGGACGCTGATCTTGCGCTTCCGGTGGCGGACGACCTTGTTCACGGTGGCGTTTAGTACTCTCTGCCAGAATACGCTGAGCTTGTCGAGGAACCGGTCGATGCGGTCGTAGTCCTCTACGTCGACCTCCCACCCGTACTCCTTGCCGTGGCGCCTGGCGATCATGTCCTCGAAGAACCGGTCGCACGTCCAGTGCGTATCAGGATAGGGCCCTATGTAGACTTTCATTTCTTCTTACCCTTCTTAAGGCGATGGGCCTCGTAGGCCGCGACGATGCGCTTGTGCCCGTCGCTGTTCGTGTTGTAGCGGTAATCTTTCGAGACCTTGTTTCCGTCCACGTCTTGGAGGACGCTGACGATCGTGATGTTCCTGCCGTCCCTGTGATCCCGCTCGATCGACCAGACGTCTACCTTGTCGAAGTCGATCATGATCGGCTCTTCTCGCGCCGCGGCTTCGAGGGACTGATTGACGCACTTCTCACGATCTCGCTTCTCATAGCCCTTGATGATGTTGCGTTCGCACTTCAAGTCAGTCTCGAGGTATTGGATCCTGTTCTCGAGGTACTTGATCTCGTTCTGCAGGGTGAGCTTTGATTTACCGAACATGATGTCTCCTTGTCACCGGTATGGGTTGCTTTCGTCTTGTTCTTCTTCTTGATCCAAGAGCTCGTCGACTGCCTCCCTGAAGCCCTTCTCGTAGTCCACGCCCACCCTGTCGAACTCTTCTATGAGCTCTTGAGAGAGGTACGCCTTCATGCCGCGGTGCTCGATGATCCGCGTCCCCGTCTGCTTCTTCTTTTTCTTGAAGAGGCTGAGCAGGCGATCAATCATCGCCGTGCTCG